ATTTTTTAAAAAATTGAGTTTGGTTACTGGTGGGTTTGATCCCATACATAGTGGACATATATCATATTTTGAAAGGGCAAAAGATCTTTCAGGTTATCTTGTAGTTGGTATCAACACAGAAGAATGGTTAACTGCTAAGAAGGGTCAGTATTTTCAATCTTGGGTTGAACGTGCTGAGATTATCAGACATCTTGATATGGTTGATGCTGTGATTACAGTTCCAGATGATGAGCAAGGTTCTGCTTGTGGTGCTCTTGCTAAGTGTTTAGAGATTTCTGAGAAAGTTATTTTCTGTAATGGTGGTGATAGGGGTAAAGAAAATACTCCTGAAAATATTAAATATGGTGAAGACTCGCGAGTACAATTTGAATATGGTATTGGTGGGGATGATAAAATGAATAGCAGTTCTTGGATTCTTAGGGGTTACTTTGAAAGGCAACGTAAATTATTAGGTATTTGACATGGATTTTTTAAAAGACATAGTAAAAGAAATAGGAGATGACTACACCCAACTCGCAGCAGACATCGAAGGATCAGAAAGATTCGTCGATACCGGATCGTACATCTTTAATGGGCTTGTTAGCGGTTCCATTTTTGGCGGTGTTTCTACTAATAAGATTACTGCCCTTGCTGGTGAGTCTAGTACTGGCAAAACTTTTTTCGCCCTCGCTGTGGTTAAAAACTTCCTTGATTCTAATCCTGATGGTTATTGTCTTTATTTTGATACTGAATCCGCCGTTAATAGAGGATTACTTGAATCGCGTGGCATTGATTTAAGTAGATTGGTCGTTGTAAATGTAGTTACAATTGAAGAGTTTAGAACCAAGGCACTTAAGGCTGTTGATAAATACATAAAAATGTCTGAAGAGGATCGCAAACCTTGCATGTTTGTGCTAGACTCTTTGGGTATGCTATCCACAGAGAAAGAAATAACTGACGCTCTGAACGATAAACAAGTTCGAGACATGACCAAATCACAGTTGGTCAAGGGTGCGTTTAGAATGTTGACTTTGAAGTTAGGACAAGCAAATATTCCACTTATAGTTACAAATCACACCTACGATGTTATCGGCTCTTACGTCCCTACTAAAGAAATGGGAGGCGGCTCTGGCCTCAAGTATGCCGCGTCTACAATCATCTATCTCAGCAAAAAAAAGGAAAAGGATCAGAAAGAGGTTGTTGGAAACATTATTAAAGCTAAGACAGCTAAATCTAGACTCAGTAAAGAAAACAGAGAAGTCCAAATAAGACTTTACTATGATGAGAGAGGATTAGATCGTTATTATGGACTTCTTGAACTTGGTGAAGCTGGAGGAATATGGAAAAATGTTGCTGGACGTTATGAGATAAATGGTAAAAAGATATATGGTAAAGAAATACTAAAGAATCCATCAGAATACTTCACAGATGATATAATGAAGCAACTTGATGAGATTGCAAAAGCAGTATTCTCTTATGGAACGAATTGAGACTACTATTCTTAGGAGTCTGGTATTTAATGAAGAGTATTCACGTAAGGTAATACCTTTTATTGAACCAGATTATTTTGATCAAAAATCTGAGAGAACAGTCTTTGAGGAGATTGCTCAATTTATTGTCAAATATGGTTCTGCTATTACAATTGAAGCATTATCTATTGAGGTAGAAAATAGATCAGATCTTAATGAGACAGAAGTAAAAGACGTTAGAGATATTATTGGTTTTTTAAATGATGCTCCTACTGATCAACAATGGTTAACTGATACTACTGAGAAGTGGTGTAGAGATCGTGCTATATATTTGGCATTGATGGAATCTATTTCTCTTGCCGATGGAAAAGATGACAAGAAAGGAAGGGATGCTATTCCTACTATTCTGTCTGATGCTTTGGCTGTCTCTTTCGATACTCATATAGGACATGATTATCTGAGCGACTATGAAGAAAGATATGAGTCCTACCATAGACGTGAGGACAAAATTCCTTTTGATTTGGAATTCTTCAACCGCATTACAAAAGGTGGACTTCCTAATAAAACTCTCAACATTGCTCTTGCAGGTACTGGTGTGGGTAAGTCTCTTTTCATGTGTCATCTTGCTAGCTCTGTCTTACTCCAAGGTAAGAATGTTTTGTATATTACGTTGGAGATGGCTGAAGAGAAGATTGCTGAACGTATCGATGCTAACCTATTAAATGTAAATATTCAGAATATTACAGATCTTCCTAGGAAGATGTTTGAAACTAAAGTAACTAAACTTTCTGAGAAAACACAAGGAACGTTAATTATAAAGGAATATCCTACTGCATCTGCTCATTCAGGACATTTTAAATCATTATTAAATGAACTGGCATTGAAAAAATCCTTTAAACCTGATATAATATTCATAGATTATTTAAATATATGTGCGTCCTCTAGGTATAGGGCAGGAAGTAATGTCAATTCGTATTCCTACATTAAAGCGATTGCTGAAGAATTGCGAGGTTTGGCTGTCGAATCTAATGTCCCCATTGTCTCAGCCACTCAGACTACTCGTTCTGGGTTTGCTAGTAGTGACGTTGATCTCACCGACACTTCTGAGTCATTTGGCCTTCCAGCCACTGCTGACCTTATGTTTGCTCTTATTAGTACTGAAGAGCTTGAGGGATTAAATCAGATAATGGTTAAGCAATTGAAGAACCGTTATAATGATCCCACAATGAATAAAAGATTTGTGGTGGGTATTGACCGTGCTAAAATGAGATTATATGATTGTGAACAGAGTGCTCAAGAAGATATAGTTGACAGTGGACAAGAAGAGGAGTATAATCCTGTTGAAGAAAAGAAACCAAAAAAATCGTTTGCTGAATTTAAATTCTGATGACTAAACAAGTTGATTTTGAAAAATATTCCAAGTTCGTAGATGCTGTGACATCTGATGAATCCAAAGATTTTTTAGCATTATCAGATCGTCTGGTAATGTTAGATGAGAAAGGTGCAAATATAGAAAGACTCCTTACTGCTGGTGTAGGATTAAATGCTGAAGCAGGTGAGTTTCTAGAGATTGTAAAGAAGATGATATTTCAAGGAAAACCTTGGGATGATGCTAATAGAGAACATCTTATCATTGAATTGGGTGATGTTATTTGGTATGCAGCAAATGCTTGTATGGCACTTGACATTTCTTTTGAAGATGTAGTTGCTCGTAATGTTACTAAACTTGAGAAGAGATATCCTGGTGGGCAGTTTGATGTATATTACTCTGAGCACAGAGAAGAAGATGATCTATAATGGATTACAAATCTTCTGGTGTTGATATAGAAGCAGGGAATGCTTTTGTAGAACGATTAAAAGAAAAGGCACCTGGTATTGGTGGTTTCGGTGGTATGTTTAGAATACCTAAAGGGTATGAAAAACCTGTATTAGTATCTGGTGCTGATGGTGTAGGTACTAAGATGAATATAGCAAGAGTTTTTAATGACTATAAAACTATTGGTATAGACCTCGTTGCCATGTGTGTTAACGATGTTATTACGTGTGGTGCTAAACCATTATATTTTTTAGATTATATTTCTACCTCTAAATTAAATCAGGATGTAGAACATATTATAAGTGGTATTATAAAAGGATGTGAGTATGCTGGAATAGAACTTGTAGGTGGAGAAACTGCGGAACATCATAGACAGAATCAATATGATCTTGCTGGATTTTGTACGGGTATAGTAGAAGAGACTGAAATTTTAGATGGAAGTATTATTAAACCAGGTGATCTTGTTATTGGTATAGAAAGTAGTGGTCTTCACAGTAATGGATATAGTTTGATTAATGATATGTTATGGAGGCATAAGATTAAGTATAAAGATACTCCAGAATTAATTGAACCAACATACATCTATGCTCCTTTAGTACAAGATCTACTGGATGAGTTTCCTATTCTTGGTATGGCACATATCACTGGTGGTGGTATTCCTGGAAATCTTCCAAGATGTTTACCTAAAGGATTGACCGTACACGTAGATTATAACTCTTGGTCGATGCCTGAATTATTTACTAAGATCATGTGTGCTGGTGAAATAGCAGAGGAAGAGATGAAGAAAGTATTTAATCTTGGTATTGGATATTGTTTAGTAGTTCCTCCTGAAGTTGTGGATGATGTTCAAATGATGATAGAAGGAGCAGAATTTGAGTCTTGGGTCATTGGTCAAGTTTCAAATTCCTAAATAAATTAGTTTTGTCAAGAAATAAGATGACCTCACTGATTGATCCAAGAAAATATACAGATGCACTTGACCTATTAAGGTCATTTTTTTTGTCTAAAAATTTTCTTGAAGTCCACACCCAGAATCGTTTAAGTATTCTTGCTGCATGTGAAGACCCAGAGACAGTAGCAACCTATAACTATGGTGGTAATATTTGGCCACTACCACAAACAGGTCAAATGTGGTTAGAACACGAACTCCTTTCCAATCCTTCAGAAGA